GGTTGTACCAAGGTAACCACACCAGCAGAAAATGGTGTCAAACTAAAGGGACAATCATTCGTAGTACGTCAACCAGTGACCACGGAACTGTGGAAGATGCACCTAGATGGTACGCAAAGTCTGGGCATCATACCTATTAATGAAGATAACCAATGTGTGTGGGGTTGTGTTGACATAGACTCTTACGCAGGGTTTGATCACAAAAAATTAATCGACAAGATAAAACAATTTAAACTGCCTCTGGCTGTGTGTAGGTCAAAGAGCGGAGGAGCACACGTCTTTCTCTTCTCCGAACTACCCGTAGCTGCAGAAAGAATGAGAGATAAGCTAACAGAAATAAAAACACTACTAGGATACGGCGGATCAGAAGTCTTTCCAAAACAAATACAATTAAAATCAGCAGATGACACAGGTAACTTTTTAAACCTACCATACTTTGGTGGTGAAGATACTACACGTTATGCATTTAGAGCAGATGGTGAAGCTGCAACACTAGAAGAATTTTACACTATATACAGTGAGATAAAACAAACAGACATTACAAAAATAAAAATAGAAAGACCACAATCAGAATACTCTGATGCGCCACCATGCATAGAACTTATGGCTATGAATAAAATACCAGAAGGTGGACGTAACAATTCTATGTTTCATTTTGGTGTGTATGCTAAAAAGAAATGGCCAGCAGAATGGAAAAGTAAGATGACATTGTTTAATGCAACAGCATCTACAGTGCCTCTAAGTGAGTCTGAAGTAGAAATAATTAAACGTCAACATGATAAAAAAGAATGGGGTTACAAATGTAATGATACACCTATGTGTAACTTGTGTGATAAAAAATTATGTAGAGAAAGAAAGTTTGGTATTGGTGAAGAGATAGTATTTCCTGCACTAACTGACTTACAAAAAATTAAATTAGAAAAACCATATTACTATCTTAATGTAGATGGTGAACGACTACATTTAGAAAATGTAAAGTTTTTAAAACAACAAAGTTTGTTTCAAGAAGCATGTATGGAACAATTAGATTTTAAACCACCAACAGTTAAACCAAAAGATTGGGACATGATAATAAACCCATTGATGAAGAACCACGAACCAATAGATCCACCAGAAGGTGTGACCACGCAAGATCAATTACAGAATCATTTAGAAGAGTATTGTCTGAATAGACAAGTATCTACAGATAAAAATGATCTTAAAAAAGGTGGTGTGTGGACCAATGAAGGTTTACACCATTTTGTGTTTGATAGATTCTACAATCAATTTTTAATTAGAAAACGTTGGGATATAAATTATCAACGTACAGCACAGATGTTAAAAGAAACATGTAACTGTGATGACAAACGTATTGGTAAAGAAAGAATTTCTGTGTTCGTCGTAAAACAGTTTGATAAAAAAGAGGACAACTATAATCAAAAAGTTTTAAAAGAAGAGGCACCCTACTAATGAGAACAATAGTATTAGGACCACCAGGTACAGGTAAGACTACGACTTTGTTAAATAAAGTTGACGACTATCTAAAAAAAACAGATCCTGATAAGATAGGTTATTTTGCATTTACACAGAAAGCTGCACACGAAGCAAGAGATCGCGCAATTAAACAATTTAATTTAGAAGAAGATGATCTTCCATACTTTAGAACATTACACTCGCTAGCATTTAGAAAGTTAGGATTAAAAAAAGATCAAGTTATGCAGCCAAGACATTACAAAGATTTAGGTAAGAAGTTAGGTTTTCCTGTAACATACGCTGACTATCAAGAAGACCAGGGTGGTATCTTTACATCAGATAGCGAGTATTTAAGAATTATACAACTAGCACAACTACGTAACATCACACCAGAACAACAGTTTGATTTACAAGAACACACTCAGGACTTAGAAAGAGATCAGCTTAGAATCATACACAATGAGTTAGCAAGATATAAAAAAGAATACAACTTAATAGATTTTAATGACATGATATTAGATTTTGTAAAGTCTGATTTGTCACCAAAGTTTGATGTAGTATTTATTGATGAAGCTCAAGATTTATCTTTAATGCAATGGGACATGACTAAATCTATATGGAATAAAACAGCAGATGCTTTTATTGCAGGTGATGATGACCAAGCAATATTTAGATGGGCTGGTGCAGATGTAGATTCTTTTATAGCATTAGAAGGACAATACTTACCATTAACACAATCATATAGAATACCTGCTAAAGTACACAATTTAGCCATGGGTATTATAAATAAAATTAGAAATAGAATAGATAAAACGTGGGAACCTAGAATTAGTCAAGGAAATTTACATAGACATTTTGATATAGAAAGCATTGATATGTCACAAGGTGATTGGTTGGTTTTAAGTAGAACTAGACACATGTTAAACGATTTAGAGGAGTCTTTGTATAGACAAGGATTATATTACAATAATAGATACAAAAGAAATAGTGAGAAAGAATTACATCAAGCAGCAACATCTTGGGAGCATTTAAGACAGGGACAATTAGTGTCTTACAAAGAAATAGAAAACATGATTAAGTTTATAGGACCTAAAAATTGGCATGCTAAAAAAATAAAAGGTATGGCCAAAGGATCTTTTTATGGAATAGATCAACTTGTAAATGATTATGGTCTACAAGTTAAAACAGTTTGGTATGAAGCATTTGACACTGCAGGTCAAGCTAAGGTAAACTACTTACGTAAAATGAGAAAGAACGGAGAAAAATTAAACGAGAAACCTAGAATTGAACTATCTACTATACACGCAGCGAAAGGTGGAGAAGCAACTAACGTTGTACTGCTAACAGATCTTACAGAAAATACTATGCGAAGTTATGAAAGAAATCCTGATGACGAGAATAGATTATTTTATGTAGGTGCAACAAGAACAAAAGAAAACTTACACATAATAGAACCAAAGAAATATGAAAAAGGATACATACTATGACACATAAAGACATGTTTAAATCATCACACTACAATTCTTTAGAAGACCAGATAGGCGGGAAACACTATCGCGATATGAAAATACAACCTGCGGAATTTATAAATGAAAACAAATTATTATTTGCGGAGGGTAATGCTATAAAATATATTTGCAGACACCAGTCAAAAGGAAAAGCAGAAGACATAGAAAAAGCAATGCATTATTTAGAAATGATATTGGAGAGAGATTATGATGCCGGCTAAATCTGTAATTAAAAAAACAATAGAAATTGATAAACATATATTTGAATTAGAAATATATCCAAGATTAGTTTCTTGGGAAGTGTTTCCACAAGACCATAATGCAGCTTTATATGCATTTAGTAACAAAGACACATTAAATAAAACAATAGAAACCAACCACATATACGAGAAAAGGAAAAAATGACATGCAGATACCTTTGTTCAAACCACAAACCGAATGGCTACCACCGGAAAATTTTCCAGACCTATCTAAGTATGATGAAATTGCAATAGACTTAGAAACTAAAGACCCAGACTTAATGAAGATGGGGTCAGGATCTGTAGTTGGTAGAGGTGATGTTGTAGGAATAGCTGTGGCTGTTACAGGCTGGTCAGGATACTATCCTATTGCTCATGAGGGTGGTGGTAACATGAGTAAAGTAAAAGTTTTAAAATGGTTTCAAGGTGTATTAGACACACCTGCAAATAAAATATTTCACAACGCCATGTATGACGTGTGTTGGATTCAAGCGCTTGGTCTAAGTGTTAGCGGTAAAATTGTGGACACGATGATTGCTTCGGCCCTAGTTGATGAAAATCAAATGCGCTATGACTTAAACAGCTGTGCTAAAAGATACACCGGCAAGACAAAAAGTGAAAGTGATTTATATGCAGCTGCAAAAGATTGGGGTGTTGACGCCAAGGCAGAAATGTATAAACTACCTGCTATTTATGTAGGTGCATACGCAGAAAAAGATGCCGAGATAACTTTAGAGTTATGGCAAGAACTTAAAAAAGAAATATTACACCAAGATATACAATCTATTTTTGATATGGAGACCGAATTGTTTCCTTGTCTGGTAGCGATGAAATTTCTTGGCGTGAAAGTGGACGTTCAAAAAGCTCATACAATGAAGCAAGAGCTATCGCAACAAGAAGCCAAGTTAATCCAAACAGTAAAAAAAGAAACAGGAGTAGACACTCAGATATGGGCTGCACGATCGATCGCACAAGTGTTTGATAAATTGAAACTAGACTATGATAGAACTGAGAAAACATCGGCACCTTCCTTTACTAAAAATTTTTTACAGAATCACCCCCACCCAACAGTGAAACTAATTGCCCAGGCCCGTGAAATAAACAAAGCCCATACCACTTTTATTGATACCATACTGAAGCATTCTCACAAGGGTAGAATTCATGCTGATATTAACCAACTTAGATCAGATAATGGCGGAACTGTGACAGGCAGATTCTCATACTCAAACCCAAATTTACAGCAAATTCCAGCTAGAAACAAGGACCTTGGACCACGGATCAGGGCGTTATTTGTGCCCGAGGAGGGCCATACATGGGGTTGTTTTGACTATTCTCAGCAAGAGCCTAGGCTGGTAGTGCATTATGCAGCTTTACAGAATCTCTATGGAGTGGGCGATGTATTGGACGCGTATCATGAGGGAGACGCGGATTTTCATACGATCGTTGCTGATATGGCAGAGATACCTAGATCGCAGGCTAAGACCATAAATCTTGGCCTGTTCTATGGTATGGGTAAAAATAAATTACAAGCAGAATTAGGTGTATCTAAGGATGTGTCTGATAGTTTGTTCAGGCAGTATCACAACAGAGTACCATTTGTAAAACAACTGATGGACAATGTCATGAGCAGAGCACAAGACTCAGGTCGAATACGTACATTACTAGGTCGACTTTGTCGTTTCCATTTATGGGAACCTAATCAATTTGGTATACATAAGGCATTGCCACACGATCAAGCGCTCTTGGAACACGGACCAGGGATCAAGCGAGCTTATACATACAAAGCATTAAACAAATTAATACAAGGATCAGCAGCCGACATGACAAAAAAAGCTATGATAAGTTTATATAGAGAGGGTATCATACCGCATATACAAGTACATGATGAACTTGATATATCTGTTGAGAGTCCTGAGCATGCACAAAAGATAAAAGATATCATGGAAAATGCTGTTGACTTAGAAGTACCTAACAAGGTAGATTATGAATCAGGACCTAATTGGGGCCAAATAAAATGATAAAATATGTCTTACTTAAATGCTAATATTCCTGTACAATACGCGCAAATAAAAAAGGAGTATTTATATGACCTTACCAGACATGTGGGAGAAGTTGAAGACTGTATCATCTTCGGTATTACATCACTTACAGGTCGCGCTATCTTATTTCACGCGATCATGGAGAACGGTGCAGTATTTTATCGCCTGCCAATTAGCGCGTTTATTCAGCGAGGATTTGAAAGATCACGAGTCCCCGAACAACGTTTGGATGAATTGGAGCTTTGGAATTCTTTCAGTTATTATCCTGCTATTACTACTTGGGATATTTTAACAGCTTCATCCGGCAAATACATCGGAAAAGACAAGAAATGGCACCATGGTAAATACTTATTTACCGTTGACTGGGGTCATCCAGATGCTAATATACTGAACTCTGATCATTCAGAAATACCGCATGAGCATAAGTGCGCACACATAATTGCGTTAAATAACGGCAACTATGCAGCACAACCAAACAACAGATGTATATGGGATCTGCCTTCGTTTACTGTGAAGGACAACATTCCTGACTGGAAAGTACAAACTTCAGAATGGAATGTAGAAGATACCGGCGCATGGAAAACAGAAGATACTGATAAGTTCTTCTATGAAATTGAGGAAAAGAAAAAATGAGGTATTGTTATGAATTATTATGCAACAGGTTTATTGATAATAATGTTAGTAGTATTAGCTTTATGTGGGGGACCAAGTGTCCAATAAAACACTAAACATATCAGAGTCTGCAGCTGTGCAGATGCCTATGAAGACGGTAGCATCACTAATAATTTTAGTTGGAATGGGTGTACTTGGATATACAGAGCTGACGGCGAGGTTAGTATCGTTAGAGACTTCACGTGAGTTGTTTGAGAATGATTTGCTTAAAAAAAGTGAGCAAGTCCCTACGGATCAGGAACAACATTTTTTAATTGAAGATTTGTACAAGACTGTCGAGAAGATGGAAGAAACTCAAGAAATGAATATGACTAACAAAGTAAACATAGAATTTTTAAGAGAGCAGTTAGATAAAGCATTAGAAGATATTGAAGGATTAAAAGATAAGGTACGAGAAAATGGAAAGAGTTACTAGAAAAGTTGTACAATATCTAAATGATATGGAAAAGAAAGCCAAACAAATGAGCTTTATTAAAAATTTAAAAAAAGAAGTTGAAACTGGCAAGCATGGTACACAAAAATATGTGTTAAAGCAAGGGCCTAACAAGGGTAAGACGGTATGATAGTCGAAGGAGTGGTAGCTCTTTGTATGTTTATTCAAGGAGAGCTGAAAGAACACAGAATACAACCTGCAATGAGTGACTGTTTAAAGGGTAAGCGTGTCGCAGAGCGTGATAAGACTGATTCTATTGATTATAAATGCGGAAAAGTAAAAGCAGAACTCGAAGATAATATTGATGGTAGTAAAACGATCAAAAAGATTATAGAAGAGTAGTATGGTAAAGGTATCAGCAGAAATAGTTCATGGCGAATGTCCAACATGTAGTGAACTAACTATGTTAGTTGGTTTAACTCCTGAATTATATAGATGTATGAACTGTGGTTCAGATCTACAACAACACATCAATGGTAAAATAACTTATCTACCTGTTATGACTTCGCGCACAGATGGTGCTACACCTTTTGTAAAAGAATGGAAAGATGGCTAAACAAAGTTTCAAGTTCTTTACACCCCGTGATAAGCCCAAGAAACGTGGACCACGGCAACATAAAAAAAATCTCAACAAAAACGAGAAACGTCAAAAAAAGATGAAGAGATACAAAGGCCAGGGTTGACAAACATCCTCTGATATCCTATATATAGGATATGAAAGAAAAAACATTAACAATAACAAGCAACAACATTAGTCAGAAACAATGGTCTAATCTTATATTAGAACTTAACCTGATTAAAAAATCTTGGGCTAATTATGCAACGTTAAACATAAAGTGTCCTGGTATTAAAAAGATCATAGCACACGGAACACGGACCAACTTTAAGGAGGACTAGTGGACCTAATAATTCTAAATGATGGATTGTATCAGTTGATACCTGTTACAAAAAAAATCATGGAAGGCATTATTATAACTTCTGAAGTAGATTGTTTTGCTTTGTGTGATATTTTAAGACTCAAGTTAACAGGGTATGTAGACTCTATTAACTTACATGTCATGAACGATGGAAGTGGTTACTTCTATGGTTGCATGTGTAGATAGACCTATCCTAAAGAGGGAAAAATAAGGATAGGTTATTGTGGTGAGATTTATGTATTTTATAGACTTACGTTTCTGGTGTCAACTCTTCCTTACACATCCAACGGGTAAATAATTTATAGTCTTCAACTGTTTCTCTAGGCGTTTCTGCAAATATTAACTCATAACTTAGACCATAACCATCTTGCATGCATTTATAGTAACTATCATAAGCTTTTGGAGTCTTGTTCAAGATCGTGCATTCACCCGATACCCCATTACATAATAATATGGTTAATAAATAAATTTTTACTGTTGACATAATTGTATTCTATCCTATATAGTCATCATAATTAAATGAAAGGAAGTCACAATGACTGATATAACTAAATATAGAAATGTGTCCTTAACACATGATACATACAAGACATTGATAAGTTTGTCTAAGGTATTATTACCGGATGCAACATTATCTATAAGTAAGACCATTGAATCAATTGCAAATGAGAAAGCGAAGAAATTAAATGGAAAAATTAAAAAAGTATAACGTACACGCAGCAATCTGTCCTGACTGTAATGGGAATGGATATGTCAAAGCGTTGATAGAAGAAGGCAGAGAACACATCGTACTACAATGTAAAACATGTGACTCGGAAGGGGAAATTTATGTGGATGAGTCCGAAGTTGTGGAGTCTTATATCGATGCTGATAATTCTACAGATAGTGGTAAATTACATTAAATGATACCTGATACAGACAAAGCATACATAGCTGGCCTGTTTGATGGTGAAGGAAGTATTCACATCAGACGTGGCATTGAGAAGAAAAAGAAACACAAAGGTAAACCTGGCTATAGATACTCTAATAGTCTACGTCTAAGCATGGAGATCACTATGACTGACCGTAGTGTGTTGATGTGGGTGCATGAAACGTTAGGTGTTGGTACACTGACTCCTAAGAAAGTAAAAGGTAAACGAGTTGATGGTACACCTTATCTTAAACAATATAGATGGCGATGTACTTTTCGTGACGCATACTATGTATGTGCCTTAATTTGGCCTTGGGCTCATACTAAACTGCCTAAAATACAAAGAGTCATTGAGCATTATACAGCGAACGCATTGAAAGATAATGTGATCTCAATGGAAGAATATAAAATGGTGAGGAAAGATGTTCGATAAATATATTTATAATTTTTTAATGTTTGTAAATCACTGGTCAACTAAACTTACGAGTTGGTCTTGGTGTCATTTATATAGTAATAGGAAAAAAGGTTATGGCTATAGACAAAAAAGATAGACCCTGGGACGGTAGATCAAGACCGTCCGATGATAAGTATCGAAAAAATTTTAATAGAATTTTTGGAGTAAAATCCGAAGATGACGTCGAACATGATCACGTCAACAAAGATCATGCTAACAATAAGGAGAGTAAGCATTATGAAAAATAATGGCACTCAAGAGGTTGGTAAAGTGTATGAAACCTATGACTATGAACTATTTGTCAAAGTCAAAGGAAATCGTGCAATCAATCAAGCTCACGTAAACAGATTGGCTAAAAAGATGGAGACTAGATTCCTGAAAGAGCTGCCGATCATTGTTGGACCTAAAGATAAGAATGGTAAACATCCTATTCTTGATGGTCAACACTCAGGTGATAGTAGACAAGCGACGGGGAGACCTATTCGTTATATTATCACTAAACATATCAGACCAGACGATATATCAGATATGAATACTGATAAATTAAACTGGGGTGATAAGGACTATCTCAACAAGTATGTTGGGAAAGGAAACGAACATTATGTTTTTTATAAGAGCATGATGGACGAGTACAAATGTTTAAGAGCGAAGTTCAGTACATGGACTGCGATCTTAAATGGGGTGAGAAAAAGAAACACTATTCTTGAAAAACAATTCAAGGATGGTTTATTCTCAATAACAGAAGCGGATAAGAAAGAAGCTATAAAAACAGCTGCTTACATGAAAGATATCTTTACCGAGATACCTAACGCTAGGCTAGCTACGTTTTCATTTGCATTATTACATGCAATGGGTCAACCAGGCTTTGATCGTGAACACTTCTTAAACAAAGTCGTAAAGCAATCTAAAAAGTTTAGAGGTGCTACTAACACTAAAGAGTGGTTAGAAATTATAGACTATGTTTATAATAAATATAATAAAAAGAATTCTAATAAGAATTTAGATTTCGACGAAATGTAAA